ATCACAGTTGCGCCAGTGCTTTCTGTCATTCCTAGAAGACTGCCTATATCCCCGCCAAACTGAGTTGCAATGTAAATTACAGCAATAGTGGCAATCAGACGCAGAGCTTGCTTACCTTCTGGCACTACTTTATAAACAACTGTTTGACCTGCTTGTACGCGTGTGGTATCCCACTCAGACTTTGGTACTTTAGTGCCGTCTAAAAATATCAGTAAATTTTTTGCAAAATAATCACTTATTTTATAAGTATCAATTAAAGTTTTAGATATATCTGCTAGTGTAGAACCCGCTACAGATAGTTCTGAATATTCAGTATGTTTAAATGGGTGAGGTTTTCCACTAAATACAACATCTGATTTTGTTGCATAAGCATAGTAACCTTCAATACGTTTAGCCCAACGTGGGCTATTTACAGACTCTACAACGCTATCCATGCCGTCACGAGCATGAATAAACTTATCGTCGCCAATGTATACGCCTACGTGAAAAGGTTCACCTAATATATTGAATACTATAACGGAACCAACTTCAGGTTGTTGAACTTGTGACCAATTATTTTTATAAAGATCCATCATACCAAGAATACGGGTATCGTATGCACCATCATATTCTTCAGTATAGCTAGGTAGTTCTATGTTATATTCTTGCTTATAAAATAAACGCACTAATCCCCAGCAGTCTATACCGCTTTCGTCTCTGCCGTTTGTAGCATAAGGTAATCCAATATATTTGTTATAATTCATTAGAATAATCCTGGAAAATTGGCCGGTGTAAACGTAAAGCTAGGAAAAGGTTCACGACTTAAACTGACCATGTTTAGGTCTAGTGTTATCTGTTCAGCATTATAAGTAACATTTGTTATCTTAAAATTTGAAAAACTTGCTTCGATAGTATTTGGACTACTTGCTAATACTAAATCAATTTGTACACTAACAGGGCTAGTGAGTTTTTCACGAATAAGCTGAATTGCTTCACGGGTAACATAGTTTAGTGTTAGACTACATTGACCAGCTCCAGCTTCTTGCTCGCCTGGTAAATTAATTTGTAGTGGTAAAAATATGTAGTCTTTGCTATTGCTTGTAACACCATAAACTATTTCTTCATCCGTTGTAAGGGAAGCAATACGACCAGTATAACTATCTGCTAATCTAATAGGATTAGCTGCATCTGTTGGGTCAGTTATTGTAATTAGCAAAATTAATGCCTCGGAAGTTTCCGAGGCAAACATTGCTCTGATAGCTGATTGTGATAAACTATTTATTCTGCTCATGGCATTACTTCAAATTTAAGGCTAGTATTCCAGTATCCAGGAGCTGCATATTGCAAGTTAAAAAACTCACCGTCGCTGCCAGGAACTATCCGTACTTCTACTGTTGTGTATAAACGTGGGTGGGTAAAAGTAAATCTTTTCACGCCACCTAAAGTATCTTTTATAAATGTTTCTAGAGTTTGTGTTTGTGCTGTGGTCATTAAGAAGCTTAGAGTAAACTCATTAGGACGACGGGCCCTGCGTCTTTGCTTTGCAGGGCCAGCGTCTGTAGCTGTTCTTATTACGTTAATTCCAACTGATTCAGTAAAACCTTTTTGAGGTACTTGTGGAAGCGTTGTGGGCCATTGTGCTACTGCCATTTATTATCTCCTTGCCAGTAAAGGCGATGTACCGTAACTAGCTGTCATAGCTTGCTGTGTTGTAGAGCCAACGCGATTTAATTCGCCAGCTACCATATCACCAACTATAACTTCTATACGACGGTTTCCACGTGAGTCTACGGTTTCTTTGGTTTTTGCTTGTTGATTACTATAGTTGTTAACAACTACGTCAACTTTGCTACCGCCTCCGCCTGCACGAACACCAAGATTACCGTTGCTGTCACGCTTTAGGGGCATAATGGCTTCGGGTCCTGCTTCGCCCATTAAACCAGCTCCGCGAGCAAATTTAAATAAGGTAGGTTCGCTAACTATTGAATTAGTAAACATTCCGCCTTTAGCAAAAGTTCTTAATCCTGCATCAAATACTCCACCTTTAGCAAGCTTACCTCCTGGTAGACCGTAATCTACTGGACCCATACTACCAGTAAAACCCGTAGAAACAGGGCTACCTGTAGTCGCCATTCCTAAGCTGCTCATAAACAACCTGGCAATACCGCCAGCACCGCCCAGTCCTGAGAATAAAGCTATTTGTTGTTGCTGGATTTCATAGCGTAACAAACCTTCAATAAAGCTGTTAATCATGTCTGTGAAACTTAACTTACCAGTTTTAGTAAAGTTAACAATAGCATCTTCCATGCTTTTAAAAGCTCCTTTAAACAAGTCAGTGTAAGCTAACTGTCTATTGGTCATATCTCGCATATTTTCTGCATTTTTTATTTGTGCGTCTGTTACTAGTAAAATTGCATCTCTTTGGGCTTCGTAATTCTTTACTGCATTTGCTCTTGCGATTTTGTCTTCTTCAGCTTTTGCACCTGTAAGCACTCCGCCTGCCTGTTCTCTAGCAATATCTAGCTTACGAATTTCTTGGTTAAAAGCAGCTCGTGCTGCTGTTAATTGTTTAGTTTGCTCTAATCTTGCCTCGTCTACCTTTAAGGCATCCATCTGCGCTTTAAAAGAATTACTATCTATTAAGGATAACTGTTCTTTAGCAGTCAGCTGCTCTTGAGCTATCTTATTTTGAGATAGTTGTAAGTCTATACTAGCTGCATTTTCTATAGCCAATTGCTCAGCATTTTTCAATTCTCTGGTTTTTAATTCTACTGCTTTTGCGATCTCTGAGGCTCGTTCTCCTGCAGAAATTGCAAGATCTCTTTCTGTAAGAGATTGACGAGTAGTAGTTTGAAAAGCTGCTAAAGTATAATCTAAGTTTTGTTTAGCAGTTTCTGTGCCTAATGTGCCAGATACTGCTTGTGCTCTTTGTACAGCCGCGCTAGCCTCAACAATTTGTGCCGCATTACTAGCATCTGCTTTACGAATTAAAAACGCTTGATTAGCTGATTTAAACTCAGCCTCGCTCATAGAGTCTTTTTTCTCCGCAAATTTTAACTGCTCTTGATCTATATCTTTTTGTAATTTGGCTAAATTTTCTAATGTAACTGCTCTTTGAGCATCTATTTGATTTAGTTCACCTTGTAGTTTAATACCAGCTTCTTTACCAGCAATACTTGCTAGTTGCGATTTTAAAGCTTCTTTTGCTTGAGCAGTAGAGAGTAAGTCCCCTATACCTGCAAGTGTTCCCGTGTCTAATCCTACACCTTGTTTTAATTCTCTTCTTAATACTTGGCTAGATTTTCCACGGTTTTCTTTAACTGCATCAATAGCTTTTTGTTGGTCATTTAAACCGCCTAAGCCTGCGTCTTTACCAAGAATCAACTTTGCGCGGATTTCTCCAGGGCTACCTGTGACGCCTTCTCTGGCTAAACCTGAGGCAAAAGTATTTTCCATTATGGCTAAACGTAGGTCAGCGTTAGAATCTATTAAATCCATCTGTGATTTTAACATTTGCCGATCTAATTCAAGTCCCTTTAAATCAAGACCTGTTTGGAAACTTGCTTTTAATCTTGGATCATTAATACCACCCGAAGCTACTTTTTGCACTTCAAGTCTTGCCCTTGCGGCAGCCTCTACTAAACCTTTAGTAAACGTATCAATATTTGCTATCAAACCAGCTTTCATTGAATCCGCAAATTTAATAGAAGCACTTTGTAAAGAAGCAGCAATAGTGCTTCTTGTAGTCTGTAGTCCAACATTTAAACTGTTCAGACGATTTATAGCATCTTTAGCATTTTCGAACTCTTTAGCTTCATTACCAGTAAGGCTTTCTCGGCGACGGCCTTTATACTTATCTAAAATAATTTGTTGCTCATTTAAAGCATCATTATACAAGTTCTGTCTAAGCTCTACTTCGGCTAACTCGGTGCTAAGAGTGTTTAATTCACTTGAGGTTGATAAAATGTTACGGGCTGCTTCTACAGGGAATAACTGTAAAAAGTTAATATCTCCGGATAGGTCTCGTAACGCGCTTAACTTTTCAGGTAATGCAGCGTTAGCTAATGTTTTAGACAGCTCTATAATCTGTTTGGAACTGTCCTCAGCAAACTTAGTTAACGGAGTAGAATTCTTTGTAGTATTTACTAAGTCTTGGTAAACTTTTGCGCTTTCAGCTAAGCTTTGCTTAAAAGTTTTAAGAGAACCTGCAGAAGCTACAGCTTTTTTACCTGCATCTTCTATTATTTTAGCGGCAGCTTGTTGAATAGCAGGACTAGATTTATTTAAGGCTTCTGTAATTCCTTCTGTAGTGGCATTAGCTGGTAGTTTTAACAAATTTGCTAATTCTTCTTGAACAGCTTTACCATTAGGACCATTAGTTGATAATTTTACAGCTCGCTCTATTGTATTGCCAACTTGTTTAGCTAATAATTGTTCTGAACTACGACCTATAATAGAAGATAAAAAGTTAAGTGTACTGTCGGCCCAATTACGATTTTTTATCTCTGTTTCAATATCTGTAAAAGCTTTAGACATACTTCCGCCTAAGCTTTCAAGAGCTGTGCCTTTGGCAAATATATTATCCACAGAAATACGCTCTAGCGGATCTAATTTACTTAAACGTTCCAACACTCTAAAAGAGTTTTCTGAGTTTTCTTTTAATAAATCTAAAGAACCTGCAAACCTTGCGGCAGCTTCTTCATTGTTTCGGAATAGTGGAAGTGCAGCAGTTAGTACCGATATACCTATACCCACAGGTCCTAGGAATCGACTTAGACCTGATATAGCAGTACCAATTGAACCGGCACCTGCAATAACAACTCCAGCTATACCTGTGCGTACTTTTTGGAACTTACCAGGCAGCTTATCAAGATCCTTCATCATTAGATCAAAAGCAGGACCAAAACCTTGTTCTCTTTGATTTTTACTTACATCGCTTAATATGTCTAATCGTGTAGCTTTATCACGAGCACCTTTGGCAGCACTAGTACGTAAAAAATCGCCAGCTCTTTCAAATATACTACCGCCACCTGCTTTGCTTAAAGCCGCATCTTGCGCTGCATTAAGTGCTTTCATGTCTGCACGTAAAGAAAGAATTACTGATCGCTCTTTTTCAAGGGCTAAGATTTGGGCGTTATTAATGTCTAAGCCTTGGCGTCTTAGAGCGTTGATTTCTCTAGTATATCGAGTTTGTTCGGATCTTAGTGCTCTATCATCTGTTCCAGCACCGCCTTTAAGCAACCTTTTAGAAATATCAGTATCCATCTGTGCCATTTTAGTACGGCTAGCGCGATAAGCTTCTTCAGACTTCTTTAAGTTAGCTTCTAACTGAGGTACTTTAAATGCTGCATTTGTGCGTTCAACAAAACCTTCACCAAAGCTTGCTGCAATGTCTGAGCTACGTTTACGAGCTTCATCCGCTGCATCTTTTAATCCTGACCGCCATTGCCCAATAGCAGGCAATGCATCTTTGACAATTTTAGCTCCAATTAATGCAATAGCACCAACCAATAAACCTGTGTTATTGGAAAGTAATTTAGCAAAAGGTGCTAGTACATTATTTACAATTTCTAATCCTGCTTGCGCTACATTCTTTAATGTAGCCAATAACTTATCATAAGGATTAGTAGGAATATCGATTTGTCCAAATTTCTTTGCACCTTCTTCAAGCACTGCGTTTGCAAAAGCTTGACGACGTTCAAAGTCTGTTAATGCACTAACTGGTTTACCAATAGCACGTGCATAATCTTCAGTGGCTTTACCAACTTTAGTAAAGATACCCAATTCGTCTAAAAGTTCAGGCTCAAGCTTTGTAATACCGCGAGTCAAACGACTAACAGCATCTGACATATTAACGCCTAGTGCTTGTGAAGCTTTCTTGGCAACATCACCAAGTTTTAAAAATTGTGCTTGTGACAATCCGCTAGAAACAGCTTTGGCTGTTGCTTCCATAGACTCGCGTAAGCTAATTGCTCCGCCGCTGGCCTCTGAGAATCGCTTGGCTAATCCACCCATTGCTACACCACTAGCAGCACCTAATTGGTTTAAGCCTTGAATCATGTTTGTTGTGTCCATAGCTTCGCTAAGTGCGCGAAAAGCAGCACCCGCAGCAAAGATATTAGCAGCATACACAGCGTATAGTCGAACTAAACCATCTAGTTCGCGTGATTGCTTAGCAAAGTCACGACCTCCAGCACCAGTACCAATAGTACCACGAGCTGTATTATATTCTGTTTGTTGAAAAGCAGCATTAGCAGCTCGTGAACCGCCTTTTGTACCCTTCATTAACTCTTGAGTACGTTCAAGAGTCTTATTTAAACGTTTACCAGAGGCATCTACCCCGTCAACCGACTTTGTTGCGTCTTTTAGCTCAAAGCCTACAGTTATTTTTGACATTAAGCCCCCTCCTTGAATGGTTAAGTGGCATATTAAAAAAATTTAGATATTTTTCATTAGGACCATTATAGCACATATGGTCAAAATTGTCAATACATAAAATTTTAAAGCATAAAAAAGCCCACTAAATTACTTAGCGGGCTTTTCAGTTTTTTGCTTACTATTGATCTCTTCTATTCTTACACCATCTATGGTGCGAACAAGCATAGTTATAAACTTTCTGTCTTCAGGACTAATTTCCGTGGCTTCTAAGACTTCGGTAATACCGATCAGCGATTTACCTAAGTAAATGCCATTCATTGAATCCCACTCATCTCGAAGCATCCTGTATGCAATTAGTGCTTGCTGAACTTCTATTGGAAAATCTTCAAATTCCACAGGTATATCAGCTTCTATAGGCTCGTTGCCTAGTGCTTCACACATTTCAAAATATGTGTCTTTTGTCATTGCAACACTACTATTTTGCATATAGTTTGTTAGCAACCTAGTAACTTGACTTAGTTGCTCTTCGAAAAGTTTCCCAAGTCTGAGACCTGTTCACTAATAAATCCATCAAAGTTACTTGAGTTTTTCATCAAGTACAATGCATTTTCAGGCGTAAAGCCTAACTCAGCATCCATCTTTTGACCAGTTAAGTCAACAGGGGCTAATTGCTCAAGATAACTTAGTTTAAGACCATTCCAGCCTTTAACAGCAGCTTCAACGTAGAGTTGCAAAAACAAATCTTCGTTAAATTCTTCTGTGGCTTGGCGGTTTTTAAAAGTAGTTTTTGTCGACTTCTTGCGAATGTTAAGCAGCGTTTCACGACTTAAAAAAGCAAGATTAACTGTAAAGCCAGGCATACCAGGATACTCAACTTCAACAGACTTGCTGGGAACTAAAAGTGATTTTAAAGAAATTTCAGACATATTTTTATTATTAAAGAGATGAGGGCTAAGCACCATGCTTAGCCCTGGTTAGTTTATTAAACTTGTGGAGTTGTGTATGCAATAGACAGTTCGTTAGCCTGACCAATATCAAACGCACCGCTTGCAGTACCTTGAGCAGTAAAGTTGATAGTTGTAGAAACAACTTGTTCAGCATTAACTGTTGGGATTGTGAGTACAACGCCTGGCATTGTAAAGTCAACTTTGGTAGTACCAGTACCACCAATGGATATCTTCATGTAGAACGCAGGGCTAACAGCTGTTGCAGAGTTAGTCAACATAGTGCTCATCAAGTCAGCACTATATCCAGTACCTGTACGCAAATAAGCATTTAAGCTACCAGAAATAGCACGTGTGCTAGTAAAATAAGTAACAGGCTTATTAACAGTTGCTAAGTTAGCAGGTGTTAAATAAGTAACATTGTTGGAGATAGTCAAACTACCGCCAGTAATTGGGATAGTATAAGCTGTACCGCCAGCACCGATGCCTTCATCAAGTGTAACAACGCTTAATTTGTTGGCAATATAAGGAGCAGTAGTATTCTTCTGCAAGAAGTTACCGCTAATAGAACCGCTTAAAGTTCCTGTACCGATTGTTGGTGAAGTGATTTGACGCAAAACTCCGCCTTGTCCAGCCCACTGCACTGAGGCAATAGCGTCCAAACCAAAGTCGATAGTAGCTGTGTTCAACACGCAATTGTCAATAACAAAAGTAGTTTCGTCAACTACAATAATCATACCAAAAGCCAGCAATTGGTGTTTGTCTGAATTAGTAACTACGCAAGTTGCTGAAGTAGTACCATCTGTCCAAGCTGGGCTTGCACCACCTAACTCAGAGGCTGAGAACATTGCGTTCCACAAAACAGCTTCTTCGCAGCTGATGTTTGTGCCAATGTCTGCAGGGCGCATATAAGTTGTAAACGAAAAATCTGCGGGGTCAAGTGCAGTATTAAAACTACGCTGTCCACGAACTGGTGCAGCACCAGCTTCGTTTAGTGTAATTGTTTCTGAAGTGGTGTTTTGTGAGAATGAAAATCCTTCCAAAACTTGAATTTCACGGGTATTAGCCGTAGTGAATCCCGTAGTTTTAACTGCACCTGTAGTTGCATCTACATTGCTTGTGTAAAATACGCGACTATTACGAATTAAATTAAATGCCATATTTTATTTCCTTGTGGTTGGAACGTAAGGCACACCTACTAGACATTTATCTGCGTTGGTGCCGGTAACGTTATTGTAGTGCATAGCGCACTTGTAGGTTCATCTCTCCGACACCGTATGGCGTTAACAGCCCTTCGTCGGTCATTATAGACTGAATTAATATTTCAGTCGTTTCCAGGCTGTTATCCTGGTCGTACACTAATACGCGATTCTTATTGATACAAGTCTCTAAATCGTGTATTAGGGTTTCTAGTGCAAACTGAGGATTATCTTGGTCTCTGACATAAACTTTTACAGATATGTTTAAAAAACACCAAGTAAAATCAGCTGGATGGTACTCACGAACCTCTGTGCCTGGTACTAAATATACCGCTGGAAAATCTTGAATCTCGTCCCAGAACTTTAGTTTTGCATAAGAGTTATCGTACAAGTTTGTTGTATAAGGAGCAGTACCATCAATTATCTTTAATTTTTCTGCAAGTGCTCTTGCAATACTGTTTCTTTTGCTCATATGGATATAGCCCTTAATTTATTAGCAACTACCTGTGAGGCAATATCTCTTATAGAAGTACCAATTAGTAGTTTAGGGTCGCGGGTTTTTGGTGACTGTTGTTTACCACCAGCACTAAAAGTTGCGTACGGATTTTTCATATAACTATAGAATACACTTATTAAACCGTCACGGCTCATAGTAAGATGATCTATATTAATTGTACTAGCAAATCTACCTGTCCTATAATTAAGTATATCTTTTCGGGTTCCATCACCCATATTAGCACTGACTACGTCTTGTATCTGAGAGTTTAAAATAGCAAGTAAGTTTACTAAATTTACTGTTTTTGGCAAGGCTTGCTTTTTTACTTCTTGCTTTGCCTTATTAACTTTTTGCTTTAAGCTTTTTAATTCAGCCTTAGTTCTTCTAATATCTGCTTTAGCTTTATCAGCTCCTACAACGTTTCTAATAGTTAAGTCAGGTAAGTTACCTATTGTTCCTGTATATTCGCTTTTTAGTTTTCGCTTTTTACCGCTAATAGTAGCAACTAGTCGATCTTCGATTAGTTTTACAATGGCGGGTGAAGATTCTAATTCTACTAAGCTTTGGGAGCCTTCGGATAGTAAACCTTGTTTAACAAACCCGTCTACCATGCTATCTAATGCTTTTTCTACTAAGCTTTGGTTGCTGTAACCTACTTGTTTTAAAAATCCGCGAATACCTGTGTTTTGCTTACCAACAACTTGTGCAACTGCACTACCTGCTCGCTGTTGTTCAGCACTACCTTGCCATTCAATAAGCCAATTAGAATCAGTTTTACGATATTTAGCACCTAACTTAGTTTTTAAACCTTTGATATCACTAGTAGCTTCATCGTATTCTTCTACAATATCTAGTAGGGTATCTATGAACTGATTTAATGCTCCGAGTTCTTTTTCTAGCTGTACAGCGGGTACTCCGCGTCTAGGATCTTTTAATGCTTCGCCTATGCTGCCTTTTGTTCGTTGCAATAAAGTATTGGCCCATCCATAAACGTGGCCCTTATCATACTTTCTATTCTTTATTTCGCTTAAAACTGTTTCCGATATGCCGTCGGCGTTATCTACACCAGCATCTTTAGCTATTTGTTGTAAATAGCCTCCAACTGATTTATTTAAATTCCTGAAGTTTAATCCTTGAAATACAACTGTTTCTTGTCCAGCAGTATTATGATAAACTACAGCCTCAGGCGCTTGTAGGTATTTACCAGACTTTATCTCATTAAATATAGTATTAGCGGTAGTGTCGCCTAATATGCTTTTAAGTTGTTGTAGTGGAATTATCAAATCTACAGTTGAGTTTTCTATCTCAGCTCTACTAGACTCACGTGTCTGTTGTAAAATAGAACTTGTGTTCCTTTGACCAGACGCCCACTGCTTTAGTTCAGGTATATTATTTAACGTACGTCTGAAAGCCTCTGCGCTCATGTAAAGTCCGCCATATATTGATCTAACACGCGTTTGATCGATGCAGGAAAGTTGCTTGAAGCTACATATGTAATTTGTGTAGTATTAGGAGTAATATCACGGGTACTATGTACAGCACCGTTGTTTTTAGAGTAGTACTCAACTAAATCTAACACAGCTAATTTTAAATCGCCAGGCACTGTTTCGTATCCTGCAAAATAATTTACTCTGTATCCATTAATTTGTTCTGGAAATCCCATAGGATTTAAACTAAGTACGTAATCGTCACGCACTACATAATCTGTGAACTTTGCAAGATTAGTGTAAGTTTTACCATAGTCTGCGCTATAAGCCACTGAATTAACCGAAACTACTGGAGTTTCTTTTAAGATGATTTGTTTAAAGCCGCCATCAAATACTTCTATTTTGGCCTCGTCGTAGAAATCAATGAAGGTACGACGGCAATATGTTTTTACTAATTCGCTGACTTTGGGTATTAAGAAATCAATTTCTGCATCTGAGTTTGTGCTAGTAATTCCCATGTAAGCTTTGTATTCTGCTTTTGTTACTAAATTTGTTGCCATAAATACCTCGCTTGTTTTATAAAGGCACATTATACCTTTATAAAACAAGACCCCGAAGGGTCTTGTTAACAATTACACTATCTGATTAGGATGCTGTGTATTTGTGAGCTGTAACAGCGTTACCTAAGTTAGTAGTAACACGTGTCATACCGGTACGGAGGCTAGCCACCATAACGCGACGCTGTGTTTCAACCAATTCTTGGGTATCGATACGGAGACCGCGCTGGTTACCAACGATAAAGTTGCCTGGATTCACGCAGACAGCACCAGCAACACCAGTACCTGGGGAAGCGAACTCTGCGGAGACCAACACTGGGCTACCACCGATTTGACCGATTTGACCAGTCAACAATGTAGCTTGTGTACCAACTTGGTTCATTGTTTGGAAGGTTGTGTCTTCCAGCAATTGGTAATATGTATCGGTATTAACGATATAAATTACTTCAGCTGGGTCGAGACCCCAAGCACCCAAACCTTGACGCAATGTGCGCATTTTGGCAACGTTCATACCAGCAGCAACTGTGTTACCTGTGGCAGTG